CTTTTACTCAATATCAGCACAAACATTCAAAAATATGCCGCTGGTACTGATGTACAGAAAGGTTCATTTACAGATAATGTAGCAGATGCTGAAGCATTTACTTTTGATGACAACATTGGTTTTGATTTCTTTAGTGAAGCACAAAGATTGTATGAAGACGCAAACACTAAAGAAGTCATTTTCAAGAGTGGACTTAAAACGATTGACGATTTAATCGGTGGTGGTTTCCACGAAAAATCGCTTTCTTTGATTATGTCCAGTACGAACGTTGGTAAGACTTTGATTATGTGTTCATTGACTACAAACTTCGTAATGCACGGCTATCGTGTTTTGTATGTGACCTTTGAAGATAGTGAAAACAAGATTGCTACTCGTATTGCCCAGAATATGTTTGACATTACTCAACAGCAATACAAAGTAATGAGTAGAGATGATTTCGCTAAAGCATTTATGAAGGCAAAAAGCATTGCTGGTGGAGATAAACTTGTTATTAAAGAATATCCCGAAGGCACTGTTAATGCACTTCAAATTGAAGCACTAATTAAGGATTTGAAGGACAAAAAGAGATTTGTGCCTGATGTATTGGTAGTAGATTATATTGGTTGTATGATTCCTAACGGAAAGCCAAATCCAAATCTTAATTCCAATAGTTTATTAACATTGGCAGCACAACAAATTCGTGCCCTTGGTATGAAATACGGGTTCCCAGTGATTTCTGCTTCTCAAACAAACAGAGGTGGTTATAATACTGCTGAAATTTCTTTGAGCGATGCTGCTGACTCATTCGGTCAAAATATGAAGGCCGATGCTGTCTTTGCGGTCACCCAAACTCCTGAAATGAAGGACCAGGGAATGTATAATGTTCAACTTCTCAAAACTCGTTATGGTAACCAGCGCGGTCAATTCGTAACGATTGGTGTAGATGTTGAAAAGCAGAGAATTTTTGATTTGAACTCTAGTGCATCTGTTGCCGCTAGAACACAAAATGTTGTAGATAATGTTACTGAAATTCAGTCACTTGGTAGTAACCCATTCTCTAGTATTACTGGTGTAACTAGCCCAAGTGCTAGTGGAAAGGATTTGTCAAGCTTGAATAGTGTATTTTAAGGAGTACTTATGGATTTTGATAGTTTAATTGAAGATGGCGAAGGTTTATCTAATAGTCAAAACACTAAGGATAAATTTTTCAAAATTATGCGAAACAATGGCTTTGATTTTTCGGACATTGATGAAGCAACTAAGTTACCAAAATTCCTTATTCCAGTAATTGACAATGATACTGAACCATTCAATAAGTTCAATATATTGCTTTCAAAACTACATAAGAATAAGGAAATAAACATATTAGATGCTCTATCCATATTGGTTGAAGATTATCTTGAACCACCTATGGCTCTAAAATGTTTGGACGAACTTAATTATGTTGCTTTAACAACAGAACTTAAATCAAAGTTCAAAATTAAATCCAACGCAAAACAGGATTTGTCAATTTTAGATTTTTTGAATTAGTATGCTTACCACTGACGGAATGTACGCTTTATATCGTGAATTGAAAGGTTTGTTGGAGAAACCTACTCCATCCAAAGTAAAGAAGTTTACAACAAACTATTTCAGGTATTTCACAGAACACTACTATAATGCTACGGCTAATTGGAGTGCTGGAGCAAGTAATTTCGTGACATTAACAAATGCGATTAACAGTGGGCATTTCTCATTGGATGCGTTCTGTGTAATCTTCATTGGGTATTACATAACGCAGAACAAATTGCTAACACAAAAATCATTGAATAGTATTGACAAGCTGAAGGAATTAAATAAATTTTATACACAATTTGAAATGGAAAAACAAATTGCGTATATAAATAAGAAAATTGAAAATTCGGTAGATACAGGAGATGTTTTTGCCGATTTCACACAAACAAAACTAGACGTATATAAAGTCGGAGAAGACCAAAAGAATACTTTATATGAAATGATTAAATCGGGTGAGGTTAATCTAATTCATTTCGTAATTGCGTGGCACAACCACAAATTTGAAATAAATGAGAATTTGATTACTGACGAAGATTATCGTAGATTTATACAGTATATGAAGGTTGTAAGACACAATATGTACAAAGTAACAAAAACTACTGTTTAATTTATCATAATAGTTTTGTTGAAAACGAAGTTATGAAAAATGAAAATTTTTAAATGACATCGTGATAGTTTTTTATATTTGTGATAGATTAAATGGTGAACAAATTATTAGGAGAAAATAAATATGCCAATTAAAAGAGATTTCCAAGGTTATTTTTCACAGATTCAACACGCAGGTAATGCTGGTGGTGATACCGCAAAGAAATCATACAAAGTAGAAAATGCCTTCACACCTGTCCTCAAGGATGGTTCGTATGAAGTAGTTATGCGTTTTCTTCCTTCTCACCCAGACGAAATTAGCCCATTCATTGAAAACAGAAACCACATGTTTCAGTTGAAGAATGGTACTTGGTTTGGTTGCGATTGTTTGAGTAAGTTCGGTAAGCCATGTCCAATTTGCGATTATAACCGTGCTATGTGGAAGAAGTATTCAAAGGAAGAAGCCAAAACAAAGACACTTGGCAAGTTCAAGCCAAATTATGTTTCCAATGTTTTGATTGTTCGTAATGACAATGCTCCTGAAACAGAAGGAAAGGTATTCCGCTTTGAATACAAGTCTCTCGTTATGGGTTTGATTTCTAAGGCCATGACTGACCACGAAGACCCAGAAGAAGGCATTATCAAGGGTTATAACCCCTTTGATTGGAAGACTGGTGCAAACTTCATTTTCAAGGGTACACAAGCAGGTAAATTTGTTAAAAATGATATGTCTGCTTTCGGTGCTCAAAAGCCTATCAACAAGTGGGATAGAGCCACAAAGAAGTATGTTCCATTGACAGACGAAGAAATTGATGCTATTGAAGCTCAACTTTACACTCTCGCCGATTGTGAACATAAAGAAAGTGATGTTCGTGATTACCAGGGCATTTTGGATTCTTATTTGAAGAAGAATGGCTCACCACTCGGTGCCGACGAAGGTTTGTCCTTCGGTAATGGTGTTGTTGCTACCACAACAAAGGCCGCTGCCGCAGCTACAACCACAGTCCCAGATGATGCGGAATTCACACCAGCCACAGACCCAGTAGTAGACGAAGTTACTGATAGTGACGATTTCTTCAGTAAATTGTCTAATATGTAATCTGTGAAAATAAATAAACAAGTTTAGAAATAAACGATTTTATCAAATCCACCATTGACAACAGTGGTGGATTTTCTTATTTTTAAAGAAAAAAGGAACATATAACTATGAATTATTGGCACAACACAAAATTAAAAATCTTGAACTTCACTCACTGCGATATGGATGGTGCTGGTGCAGGCATTGTCATTAAGAACTACTTTCACGATGTTATAACTGAGTCAATTAACTACAGTGCTGAAAATACTATCCTTCAAAAAATGATTAAATACAAGGACCAATTTGACGCAGTTATCTTTACAGATTTTTGCCCTTGTAATCTAACAGAAGTCAAAGCTTTTGGTAAGCCAGTTCTCGTTTTAGACCACCACGAAAGCGCTGTAAAGTATAATAACCCAAAAGAATTTGTTTATGTTTGTCCAGGACATTGTGGTGCGAAACTCGCATTAACTTATTTTAATCACGATGATTGTTTGAAACATTTGACTGAATTTATTGAGATTGTGAACGATTTTGACCTGTATATTTTGAAGGACCCACGCAGTAAATGCTTTAATTCTCTTTACTGGGATATGGGATTTAACTGGTTTATGAACCGATTCTACAATGGTGACATTGAATTAAGTAAAGCAGAAAAGGCTTTCCTTGTTCGTAAACAGAAAGACTTCAAGAAACACTATGACCAGTTGGAAATTTCTGAACTTAAGAATGGTGGTGTGTTCTGCTATTCCGAAAAGTACATTTCGGAGATTACTGACGCATTGAGGAACGAAGGTTACAAGTGGGTTGTAATTTATCGTCCTGGTTATCTTTCTGTTCGCAGTTCGGATGATAGCAACATTAACCTTGTTGAGGTCGCAAAGATTGTTGGTAAGGGCGGTGGACATGAACAAGCTATCGGTATTCCACAAGAAAAAGACCAGCTAGATGCTTTAATCGCAAAGGTTGATGACGCAGTAGACACTTATTTGAAACTCAAAACAAATCCGCCATCTGACGAATTTATGAATAAACTAAAGGGAATGTAATAAATGCGGAAAACTTTTAATGAATTTTTGCTTTTCTCTGTATTTGCAGTAATACTGTTCTGCGGTATTCACGCCGCTCAAGTAGACGAATACATTGAAAGTAAAAATCCATTTCATAAAGAAAAAGTTTTACGCAAAACCTTCCCTGAATGGTATTTCTCAGATTGGCGATATAGTTGGAAATACGCACATAAATAGTTCAATGCAAGTACAAAACATTAAAAGTCAATTTGATAATAAAATGGTGCCTTTGGAACTCACCGAAGGCGTTATGAATAACATAATTAAGTGTATTAAGGACCCTATAACCTGTCCGAATAAAGACAACATTCCACAATGGAAATTCTGTACTGTCAAAGGTAACATTCGTTGTAATGACAATATGGATAAAACAAACATTCTAATTCTTGACTATGATGATGCTGGTTATTCCTACCAGGAATTTGAAGATAGATTTAGAGGTTACAAATACTACTTACACACAAGTTATTCCTATAATGGAACTAATAGTAAGTTCCGTGTATTGTTGTTCCTTGACAAAGAATATGAGATTGACAAATTGTTCTGTAAGACATCACAAGCAATTTATAGCCCATATACTTTGTTAATAAATTATTTTAATCACGTAGATAAAGCCAGTTTCGTTAAATCACAATTCTTTAAGGTTCCAGCCGTAAAAGATAAAGCTTCTCCATATTACTACAACATTCACGATGGCGAATTATTCAGTATGGATAACATAACTTCTTTTACATTTGCTTATGAGAATTGTGCACAGTTCCTTGAAAACGAAAAGAGAGATAGAGAATACAAAGCACAAGTATTCAAAACTCAATATACTGGTGATTTGACAAAGGCATTGGAATATGTGAAACGCAAAATGGAAGCCGCCCTTCCAGGAGAAAGACACAACGCAGTATTTGGACTTGGTGCTTTCTTCCAGCATTGTGGTGGCGATTACGATACATTCTCACGAATTAGACCAAGTTGGGCAGATAAGAAATTTGATTCTCAGATGAAAAGACTTGAAAAGGAATGGTTCAAACTATGACAAAAGCAGAACTTGTTAATTTATTAGAACACTCTGGCAGAAACATTTATTTGAGTGAAGCATTTACAACAGATAATGAAGATTTCATTATACAAAAATATGCAAGTTATAAACCGACTACTCAAACTATATTCCAATTTGAAAAGGACGGTACACTAATGTACTTTGATTATTTCCTTTACAAAATGGATTCTCCAAATTTTTATGGTGACTTATATATTGCTTTACCAAATAAACCAGGTATAACATTTGACTATTCGTACTGTAATGAACAAAGTATGCTTAATCTTTTGGATAAACGAATTATGCAGTATGAAGAAGTTTTAAAACAGGTCAAGCAGAAAAATAAAGAATGGAAAGTTGGGAAGGACTTTGAATGACAATAAATGAAATGATTGAAATGAAGGAGTTCGCTAGAGGACTCGGCTATACAATTAGAGAGAATGATTGGATAGACCACAGAAAATTTACTGTTCGTTACCCAAGTTCAACTCTATATTCTACTGTGCTTGATTTTACTTACGAAGGTTGTGATTATGTTAATTTGGATGAATCTTCAGTTGAAAGACTTATTACGGGAGATTTACACGGAAATCCAAGACAAACATTTTATGTTGGTGAATTGAATAAAGACGCTGTACAGAATTTTCTAGTTCAAAGATGGAAAGATTATAAGGACTATATTGAAGCTATAAAACTAAATAATATAGAGAGTGATTTTAATTAAACAAAAGGAGAACCAATATGAATCTATTTAAAAAGTTCATAGTTATAGCATTGGCTGCGTTTACTCTTAATGCTTCAGCAGTAGGCTTGGCAGAAAATGCAACCAAGTTCGTGGGTAACATTACCACACGAGGACAAATCCGTTCTGATTTCGGTCAGTACTGGAACCAGATTACAGCAGAAAACGAATGCAAGTGGGCGTCCATTGAAGGAACCCGTGGAAGATATAATTTCAGTGGATGTAAAGCCGCTTATAACTGGGCTAAGCAAAATGGTGGTTATTTCAAATTCCACGCTTTGCTTTGGGGTTCTCAGTATCCATCTTGGCTTGAAGGATTGAGCGTAGAAGATACAAAGACTGCTATTATGAATTGGTTTGATGCTGTTAAACAGAACATTCCAGACCCAGATATGATTGATGTTGTTAATGAAGCTATTAGAACTGGTAATAATCAGTATCACTCAAACTATCCAAAGACAAAAATAATTCAAGCTATGGGTGGTGATAACAATGGCGACTATACCTTCATTGTTAATGCGTTCAAAGAAGCTAGAAAAAGATGGCCGAATGCTGTTTTGATTTATAATGACTATAATACTGTTCAATGGCAAAAGAACGAAGGTATTCAGTTAATTCAAACTATTAAGAAAGCTGGTGCACCAGTAGATGGTTATGGACTACAAGCACACGATATGCAAACTGGTGGTGGTGGAAACAATGGTACTGGTGCTAATGGTTCCTGTTTGCCACTATCAACATTGAAGTCTGTAATTGAAGAAATTTGGAACAAGACACAAATTCCAATGTTCATTTCGGAATATGACATCGCAAGTAACGATGACAATGACCAGAAGAATTGTTACGAACAACAAATTTCTTACTTTATGGAAAATGAACATATTGCTGGTATCACCATTTGGGGTTATCTATATGGTGCTACTTGGACATCAGGTGGTAATTCCGGTATTATTAGGGAAAACAATGGTCAGGTTACTGACCGCCCAGCTATGACTTGGTTGAAATCTT